GCAATATTTAGAAGCGGCCATGTTTGCATACGCTGACGGATACCGATCAAAGGTTCGCTTTGCCCAAGCGATACCCGCCGCGCATATTTTATTTGGCCGCTTCATTTTCTTTTTACTTGCCAACTTTTGACATCGCTTTCTTATGTGCTTGCGTAAATGACATTCCATTCATCATTAACTCACGCATCATTTTCATGTGCTTTGCTGTGTGATGAACCTTATGTTTTTTTAAGGTAGCTTTTTGTCTGTCGGTCAGACCTTTAGCTTTCTTTGCTTTTGATGGGGGTCTTCCCATCTTTGAACCATATGTTCCGGGTCCTCTCGGCATAACAATCTCCTTCTAATTAGTAGCGTTTACCGCCCTTGCCTTTACCTTTTTTCTTCATCATGACTTCACCTCATTGTCGGGTTGAGTACAGCCAACTACGCACATCAAATGCGGGGCATTGCTTCTGTACATCTGGTAAATCCCTATGCCCAAGGACCTCTGCATCTGGGTAACTAGCTTGTAATTCGTCTACTAGTCCTTCCAGACTTTCCCATTGTTGTGGCGTGAAGTTATCTTCAGCCTCATCATCTTGTCCTCTGCCGCCAACTAGACATATGCCTACAGACACAGAGTTATAACCAGCGGCGTGTGCGCCAGACACGTCTATGTCTCGTCCTGTCTCAACAGTACCGTCCCGGCGAATGACTTTGTGATATCCAATGTCTGACCATCCACGCTCTTCGACATGCCATTTGCGAATATCTTCCGCGCCTATGTCCATAGTTTCATAGGTGTCGGCACAGTGGATAACGATGTATTCTGTCTTAGACCGTTGTTTCATCTTTCAGACATTTCCTTCTTTTAATTGTTCACAGAGTTTTGCTCTCACGGTGGACATCGGTATCTGTGAATGAATTGTAAATTCCATTTCTCTTAATCTTGTTTCGCACTGTTCTCGTTCGACATAAGGTCCTTCAGTATCTTGCGCTACCAAACATTGAGGCCCCTCAAAAGCTACCCAACAAAAGAAAACAGATGCATAAAACATTACTTTCTCCTAGAGCCTTTGGGCGGTGCCTTTTTACTACCGCCCGGACCAGCCCATAATTTTTTACAGGACCAGTAACGAGCCGTTAGTTTTGACGTAGCTGTCTTACAGTTGTGTCTAGCCTTGAAGTTGGCTCTAGCACCGGCACTGTAGTTATGTCCGTAACCCTTTGCTCCAAACTCAATTACACGCATCTTGTCGCCCTCTTTTGCGAGGACCCTCATCTTCTTCTTGCTGGATGATGGCGCACGTTTAGGTTTATTCACGCCGGGGAAGCGTTCACCTCTGTACACCACGCCGGACTTTGTTCTGGTAAGTTTTGGTTTCTTAGCCATATTACTTACTCCGCTACCCAGCTAGTTGTTTCTTCATCCCAACGATAAAGCCCATCATCTGGATGAGGAGTGGGTGGTTGCCATGTACAAGAAGTTTCATCAAGTTTCCAAGATGCATAGGGTTGTGGCGGAATAAACGCATCTCTTTCTGCATCATATGTAAAACCAACACCGGCATAGTTTTTTCTTAGTGGAGTTCCACCATTAAGATGTTCGCCACCTACAGTGTTGTAAGAAGTTTGAAGCCACTCGCCAGCTTCTTGCTCTACCATATTATCTATAAAGTCTTGGTCTGCTACAATTACCCTAGTAACAACGCCATTCAGTACTTTTGCATAATGTGCCATTACTTTCTCCTACGCAGTATATGAACCAGCAGACAGAAAGGTAATGATGGTATTACTTCCTGATGTCGTTATGGTTGGTGAACCTGTAGTTATTCCGGTATAATCTGCGGTAGGAAGAATAAGTATACATCTGCCAGAACCACCATTTTTTCCATTTGGTGTATTACTCCAACAGCCAGCACCACCACCGCCACCAGTGTTTACAGTTCCAGCAACAGCTTGTACCGCACCTCCAAGATAGTCAGCCGCTCCATTACCGCCACCACCTGTGCCGCCTTGGCCGATAGCGTATGCTATGTTAGCGTTCATAGCTCCACCGCCACCGCCAGCAAACGGGCCAAGTGATGTAAGCCCAGTTACTGTTGGGTTAGCTCCATCACCACCAGCCATGTTGCCATCAGTGTTACCAGCTTCGCCTTTGCCGCCCCCACCGCCACCGCCGCCTGATGCAGAGCCACCAGCATTTCCCTGTCCTGATGTACCAGCACCACCACTGCCCGAATATGCGCCACCGCCAGAGCCACCAGCACCACCAGCCCCCGTTGAACCGCCAGAGCCACCACCAATAGCCGCTTGATTTACAGCAGTGCCTATGAGCGTACTATTATTACCAAACCCACCGGCAGTATTGGGACCGCCACCACTGGCACCCGCACCTATCTCTATAGCGTAAGTTGACCCTGATAAAAGTTGAAGAGAGGCATTTTCTAACATGCCGCCAGCACCACCGCCGCCGCCGTAATAACGACCAGCACCGCCACCGCCGCCAGCAATTAGCACCATTCCAACACTAATAAACCTAGCAAAACCACCACCAGCATTATCACTGGCTGATGAAGTTGCTATCCATCCTTCTGTAGCATTAGAATATACTACTTGAACGGACACATTGGCTGAAACAATGTTAAAATTAGTGGCAGAGCCTCTAATGTTACTTCCATTTCTATCTAAAACTATCTTATTTGTAGGTGAGGCAGAGCCTTTATAATCAGCAATAACAACCTTATCTCCCTGCGAAGGAGATGCTGGAAGTGTAACAGTTACTGCACCACCAGAAGAATCAACAAAGTATCCTTTTTCAGCTACTGCTGTAAAATCACTTGTCTGTATAGATGAAGACCAATCAATCCCACCGGCACCAGCCGCTAGTTTAACACTTGTTACATGTCCGTCTGCAATATGTTGCGCTCTTATCACACCGTCAGCTATCTTAGATGCGTTCACCGCATCATTGGCAATTTTAGCTGTTGTAATACTTCCACTAGGTACAGCATTACCTAATGCACCAAGCGGTAAATTATGCTGGCCACTAATTACATCTGCTAAATCTCTTGCCTTAGACATGTGACTTTATTCCTTTCTTGTCATAGACATAAACAACTATAACACAGTCTGTCTGTGTCTAAAAGACAGCAAAATTTTTTTAGCTTTTGCTTAACGCCCGGTCTAACTTATCTTCCACTCGATGGAGAGCCTCATTGATTTGACGCATGTCTTCACGCAACTCTGTCTTGGTTGCGTAATCCTCTCTGGTTCTGTTGAGAAGGATATCTATGCGTTTTACTTCATTCATTAATTGACGGAACGTCCATAACGCTGGCGCGATTACCAGCGTAAGTAAAATGTTCCAGAACATCATGCTTGAGATTTCCATTACCCTGCAATCTCCATAACATTAAATGAAGATGTGCTACTTTGATTATTGCCGCCGCCATTAAACCACACACTTCCACCATTCGCGCCATAACGACACATTTGTATTTTATAAGTTATTGCAGAAGTTGTAGAAGGCGTATCAAGATAAGATATATTATATGTTGGATAAGAACTTGTGCTACCCAAGTAGGTTAAATAATGTTGATTGCTACTATTCATATTGTTTGGGTCAAGTATCTCAGTAGAGTCTCTCATAATTCTTATTGCACCACCATTTGCCGCTTGCGAATACCCAGTTATAAAAGTAGTTATTAAAAATTTACTGGTTATTGCAGACGGCGTAATATTTAATGTTAAAACATCTTGAAAAACTTCAGATTGTAATATTATTTTAGTATTAGAATCTGCTTGCTTTACTTGCAACACACCAACATTAGGTAGCCCAGCCGATGTCACGTTGGTAAGAGCCTGATTGTTTATGCGTGTAAGTGCCATGTCAGTCTCCTATCCAGCTATCTCTGTAACGCAAATGAACGATATGCCTCGCTCATACTGTGGGTTATCTGTGTCAGCTTGCGTTCTATTTAAAGACCAGTCATATCCATCATTTTGAAACACACCTACTTTATATGTTATTTGTGATGTGCTACTTGGCGTATCAAAATAAGAGTAATAAACGTGTTCACCTGTTGATGATCCATCACTTTGGTCATAAGTAATCGAAGTTCCCTGTGTAACACCTACTGTTCTGTTTCCAGCCGCAGGGTGTGATAACTTTGTGCTGTCTCTATAAAAGAACCAAACGCTATCTGTCGCTCCGTTTTGATGGCTCCATTCGCCATTCACCATTGCATCAATTTTAATAATGCTAGATGAAGAAACGGGCGTAATGTTAACAGTTAAATCTGTTATCACGGTATTAGTGGCCGCCGATATAGAATAAAAATTGGTCCCAGTAAATTGGGTGTACTGCGTTTGAATAACACCGCCAGCGGGAGGAAGAACAAACCCATTGGATGTGCTTTGAACGCGGTCAGCTTTTATTATGCTAGTCATCCTGTTCTCCTACCCCACTAAGTAACCGCTAAAGTTTAAATACTCCCTGCTACCGCTAAGATACATCCCAGCACCAACTACATTTATTCGAGCATAATCATTTGCATTTAACATTAGAGCTTGTGTAAAGGCACAATTTCCGTGAGAGTTTCCTTCTGCATAGTGGTGCATTTGTGCTTGAGCAGTATAATTAGTACCGTCAGTGCTAGTTTCTAATGCTACTTGGGTAGCGGAAGCCGCTTGAACATTTGCATTTGCCCCTGATTCAAAGCCAACAAAGTTAAATTGATATAACCCATGAACAGGTGCTTTAAATCTACTATTGTTTATTTCAAAATGAGTACCCTCATTGAAAAGAGAACCGTTCCAAGCAAGGACGCCACTGACTTGAGAATTGGGCGCACCACTAGCTTTTATCATATAAACATGAAAGGCAGGCCTCACTGGTGTAAGAACATGCCCACTGCTATCAATAGTTATAGCATCTGTGCCGTTGGTATGCTGTATGGTCTGTACGCCTAGTTCACTAGCCATTTTATGCGCCTCCTAGAGCAGTAATAGTTAAACTAGGTTGCTGAAACATATTACTGCCTGCGCCATCCCAGTAAATCGCCGCAAAAACTTTTTGCTCATTATTTGAACCATATTCTCTAGCTTGCATTTTTAGTGTTTTTGCTGATGTCCATGAAGACTGTCTGCCTGTATTGGCGTTTGCTGTTCCACCAATGGGAATAATAGATTTGGCGGTAACAAATTGTTGCGCTTGGTATCCGCCTAAAGATTTCCTGTGGTAGACGGCTTCAACCCCGTCAATAAAAAATCTGTAATGTCCGATTGCGTGGGTATCTACAAAAGAAATAGCAAAACAAAATTCGTAGACCACACAAACCGTTCCGGCTGGTGGTGTGTATGAAATTTCTGAACCAGTTAAAGTCGTGTTAGTGGTTGATAATTGTTGTAACCCGGTTACGTTTGTTGAAGTATAGGTGCCGCTAGGTACAGTGTAAGTGCCACCATCACAAAGCATAGCAAGTTGCTCAAGTACGTTGCTTGTACTAAATGGAGATATAATATTTGTGCCTGTAGTTTTAGGTGCTATCTCATCTACAAATAATTTACTCATATCAAACCACCGTGAATGTGCCGTTGACAGTTAGAGTGACACTACTGCCAATGCTAAATGGGCCAGCTACCATAGCGTTTTCATCTGCGGCTATGGTTACGTTGCTGGTTAGACTTGTATCGTTTACCCGGATGGCGTTGTTCTTCATGATACTGCTAGACATCTTGTCTATGTCTACCGTACCGTTGGCCGGTGTAGTTACTGTGCCTACTTCGCCAAGAGCCATAATAAAATCAATCACGTCTCCTGTTACTAAGTTCTCACTGAAAGTGATTGTTGCACCGGATACAGTAAATGCGTCATTTGGATTTTGCACCACACCGTTCACTGAACAGAGTAGGCGTTCTGCCTGACCGGGTTTAAAATCTGCGCCGCCAGATTGTAGTGTATATGCGGCCTGATTATTAACCACAGAAATACTGTCTAGCTTTATGAAGTTGCCTGATAGGGGCTGAGTTCCAACGTAAGGCATTAGTCTGCATCCTCAATGGTTAATTCGCCAGCGTCTACCTGACGCTTTATTTCTGCATAGTGACGATTGGATAGATTTATAGGAACTTCCATATTTTCACCGTCAATAGTTGCGGCAATGGCTATATTATCAGTGTCATCTCTGTTTCTAATGTATTGTGCTGATGTAATATCCATTTACAACTCCGCATCTGCTTTTGATGGATTAGAACCGCCATAAAAATAAGCATAGTTTGAACCAGCGTTATATCTTTGAGCAAATTGCTTATTAACGCCATCTGATGTTCCTGTAAGGTTTCCACTAAGGGCTGGTGTTGTCCTCATTTCTGGAACAAAAAACCATTGAACATAGTTGTAGGTAGCCCCGTAAGAACTATAGATGTCATAATGAGATTGTTGATAATAGCGTCTACATCTTTGTAGCTCGTCTGCATAAGACCGATTCTCAAAGTCTGTTACTGAGCCTTCCTCAAGCTGAACGCCAGTGATTTCAAAGTAATCATTCGCTCCCGCTGTGCCTGTTTCGTTGAAGTTAAACTGCAATATTAATGCGTTTGCAGTCGAGGAAACTGCGTTAGTTGTGTATGTAAACCTCTGCCATGAAGTAGTTAATGTTGAATTGGGCGTGACTAACGCTACAATATTATTCCATAAGCCAGACGCAAATGTATTTGGATTAGGGTCAACGTCTGTCCCCGTATACACCCATAAACCTAGTGTATTTGAAGCGGCACTGAAGTTTGCCCCCGCTCTTGCATAGAATGAAATTGTTAGGGTTTTACCGCGTAGTCTAATAACATCAGTTGCTTCTAAGCTAGTTCCAAATCTTATACCGTTTGCGGCTGAACTTCCGCTATTTCTTTGCACTCTTGCACAATACGGAACACCAATCCCAGCACCAGTTCCATCCTGTTGGGAAACAGTCACATTGCTTGCGTTGTTATGACTAACCCAAAATCTGTCAGCGGTGTAATTGTTAGAGCCATTTGCGGTTGAGGCCATCGAGGTTCCGCGTTGCCAAATTTGCATCCCACCGTTAGTTATAACATTGCGGATGCCTGTATTAGTTACGGCCCCTTGAGCAAGAGAAGCAGAATTTATTTTTGATAATGCCATTGCTTGCTCCTATCCTACCAAAAAGCCGCTAAAACTTGATGCGGTTGATACTGTATAAAAAGTGTCTGCACTATAATGCCAAGGCATGACATTATCTCCCGCCGTCATTGAAATTGTTAAGGAAGTAGATAAACTATCGTAAGTGCTGTTTGGTGAGCCGTTTATAACATAGCTATTAAAATACAAATTAGCGTTTGTTGTGGGTGTAGCAGTGCCGCTAAGTTCTGACGCTAAACAAATAATTATGTAACCTGTACCAACACTATCAAAACGCATATGAAGATTAAACTGGTAAATGCCTGTAACGGGACAAACAAAATATCCACCAGCATTTAGATTGCTTCCTATGTCAAAATCAACGGTTTGAAAAACTGTTGTTTTCCAATAAGGTTGATTAATAAAATTCATGGCTCCGTTTGGCCTACATGAAAACGCTGGTCTTGCTGGCGTGAGTATGCGACCACTACTATCAATGGTCATGGCTGTAGTATTGCCAGTGCTATCTTTAATTGTTGATAAATTTACTGATGAACCAAGATTAGTTGCCGCCGCACCAGTAGCTAACTTTGCCCCAGAAACAGACCCATCAGGCGGCACTACAGTTTGCACAGCCTTGCCCTGATAGACTACATAGAAGTCATCTGTGCTTGCTACATTGCCAGTCATAGTCAACTGGTTACCAGCAACAGTGTATGCTACACCGGGACGCTGTCTTACAAAATTGACAAAGACCTCAATTTCATTTGCACTAGACACTGATGCACTCAATGCATAGGGACCAGCCGTGCCGTTGCCTGTAAGAGACTGGCTATCAAACGAAGTAAAACTATTGGCTGGTTGGTTTCCGATGTATGTCATAACAAGAACCTATGCACTAATCTCGTCTACCAATGAGACAAAAAGATTTAGACCGTTGGCTGTGTCTGTCGTAACACGCAAAATATCGCCGCTGGCCAGATTAAATTTACCGTCAATAGAAAGACTTGACCCCACTGGTATTGGAGCATCTTTAATTAAGTAGATATCATTGGTGGTGCCAGTCAGACGTACCCAAACACCAACTGTAATCTGAGTGGTTGCTACGTTTGCACAGTGTAATCCTACAATGCAGTCGTTACTGTCAGCGGTGTAAACTGAAGTTGTTGAATTTGCCGAGCTGGGGGCCGCTGTATGTCTTCTAAAATCTTGTGCCATCTATTTGCTCCTATCCGAGGGCTATTGACATCGCCAAGGCAAAACCTGTGGTTGCCCCGGATGCGGCGGGTGTTTGTGGTTCAAAGTCACCGCTAGTTGAATTGAATGTGAGTACCTGACCATTGACCGGTGTGCCTGTGCTGACATCAGTCAAATCGTTAAGTGCAATGTTTGCTAAAGTAAAAGTTCCGTAGGCAACGATGTCTACGGTATCATTCACGGCGGCACCGGATGCCAGTACAATGGTAGTGCCGTTTGTTGCTGTGAAGTCCGTGCCTACAATAAGTTTGATACCATTGAGGTACACATCTACAAAACCGGCATCATAGGAAACAGAAAACGTAGTCTGTCCGGCTGTCGCTGTGAACTGTACACGCTGTGCTGTGCCGTTGATAGCAGAGCCAGCATTAATAAAATTAGAACCATTAAAAACTTTTAGCTGTCCGGCAACGTTGTCAAAATACAAATCACCAGTTGTAACATTCGAGCCGCTGGGCGGCGAAGACAAAGCACCAAAGTAAGTGTCATT